CCACTCAGCCAGCTCTGTGCTACTCATCCGCTCCTCGATCTCGCCGACCGTCATGCCCAGATGACCAGCGAGCCGAAATAGCACCCGCCGGAGCGGGCGCTTGGCTAGTTTTTTTCCACATCCTCAGGGCGTAATCCTACCAATTTGCAGGATGCGTCCCAGAGTCTATCGATCGTCTGAGCAGGCATGCTGCTGACGATGTCGATATCTTTGTCGGCAAATAGGCGCGCACCCTGCTCGTCGCAGATAGTGAGCACCAGCAGACGGGCGCGGATGTTTGCGTATCGTGCCGCGCCCTCATTCTCAATCTGCCATGCGTCCCACTGGTCGCGCTGGCCTGCCGTGATCTCGCGCAGGCATACATCTCCGCCCCACTCCGGCACGAAGATCGTGACGATGCGGGGCTTTGCCATTCCAATAATTGCTGCTCTGTCAAGTGTCATGATACGTTACTCTTGTCGCTCAATTGGAGAGTTACTGTATACCTCAGCGCCTCGTCTGTAGCGCCAATATCAGGATACCCGATCTCGCTGATGTAACCATCGTACACTGCGATTGTATCGATATTTGCGCCACCGAGATCGACGGTCACGCGAGTGTGAACCTTGGCGATGCGACGAGCATCGAGCAGGCTCAGCAGGTTAGTGGCAGTCGCGGTATCGTCGAGGAACAGCGTAAATTGCACTGTGCCTGGGTCGTTGCGTACTGGCACCCGCTGCATTTTCGTGTCGCTGAGCGCGGTAACGTCAGCGAACGTCGTAGATCGTGCATTAGCCGCGATACTGATCAGCCCGTTAAGAGCTGCCGTGGTGCCTGCGGTGCTGCTGCTCAGCGTCGCATAAGCTGCGGTCGTTCCAGGTCCTAGTACATTTGGCATGTCGAGACTCCTTTACTGGTATGTGCCGACTACGTCAATTGTAGTCAGTCGTGCTAGCTCGTCGGTCCCATCTCCCCCAAGCTCGGATTGATCCTGCGCTTCCTCGATGCGCCAGTGATGGACTGTCGTGCCGTCTACTGTCTGGCGTCCCGGTGTAGCCTCGATCTGAGCCGCAATCCACACTAGGACGCCCTGCGCACTCGATCGAGTCTCAGCAACTGCCGTCAGCGTAACACGCTCTGTGATTACCGCTGGTGTGCCCCTGAGCAGCATCTGGCGCTGAGTGCTAATGCCCTGATAGACGACGTAGGGCAGAGACGAGCCCACTGGCGCATTCTCCGGTGATATGCCACCGGGTATGGTCGCAGAGTAGTTGGTGCGACCGACGAGGTAGGTGCGCAGGAGTTTGCCTAGGGCACTCATGTATCACTCCCCATGTCGGGGCTGATTTTGCCCTTGGCGATCAAATCGTCGATGGCCATCTGAAGATAATCGACTGTGATGTCGGAAACCTGCCCACTATTGGAGTCGAGCGCAGGGCGGAGAAAGGGCTTAGGGCTAACTCTTATTCGCTTATTGCTGGCCCAAATTTTGGCGGTAAATCCATTTTCCACCAAGTGCGCATATTTGGCGGGCTTTATTGTGATCGTGACGTTGCGCTGCGCTTTTTTGGCGGCAGTCGGCTTGTAGTAGGCGATGAATACTTTGGCTTCGCTGTTGCGCTTTGGCCCAATGATGGCGTTAACCGCGCCCTTGCGGGTCGTGGCGACTTTCACGCCGATGCTCTTTTTGAGCGCTTGGCTAGCGCCATACATGCGCACCAACTGATCGCCGACCCGCATTGTCTCTTTTCGATTAGGTGCTTTAGCCTTGGCTACTTTGGCGACCTGACCGCCTACCTTGCGAGCCGTTCGACGTAATGCGGTACGGATGGCAACCGGGAATTTTTTGAGCTTGGCGACCAGCTCTACTAGCCCATCGATATTGAGCGCGCTGCGTATAGCCATCACGCACCTCCAGTCGTGGTGGTGGTGGTCGTCGTAGGTGCTGCCGTTGTTGTCGTGCTGGTCGTGGTTGCTGGCGCATCTGACTCGACCTGCATAGCCATGATGCGCAGGTGTTTATTGACACCCTCAACGGTGCTTAATCCCACGATATTGAGCGTGATCGCTCCGTAGATCATGCGATGAGTCGGCAGCACATCGGTGCGGTATCTCATCGTGACCGTGTAGGTCGTGACTGATGACTGCATGAGAGCGCTCTGCGGCTCGCTGCCTGGAGTTGAGACAACGCTGGCCCACACTGTCGCGTAGGTGGCCCATGTGCGGATCGCCTGACCGTAGTCATCGAGCGCATCGGTCGCAGCCTGCAAGGATACGCGACGACGCATGTCTCCTACTACGGTGGCGGCAGGCATCAGCTATACCCTCCATCGGAGTAGAGCCTGAGCACGCTATCGACTGCCAGCGGGACTTCGCTGCCAAACGATCCGACTGCCTCGCGGTGCTCGTACCAATGCGCGACGAGCATCATAATTGCGAGGCGCAGGAGCTGCGGTATGCCCGTGCTTGCTGAGCCATAACCTGCGATCCAGTCGATCTCGATTGCGCCACGCTGGAGCGGGTAGGTGACCGGCCAAATGCCGCTTGGTGGCAGCACGAGCAGCGGCGGGTTGTTGTCGAGTAAAATTTCAAAATCATTGGCGGCATACGTCATCGTCTGTTGATTGCCGTCACCGTCGTAGTATCGGATTCGCGGTGTGATGTATGCGATGCCGGTCACGAGATTAGCCGCAGCCTCGATCGCAGGTGACCTTGGCAGCTCGATGTCGTAGGGCCAATTGTCCATGGTGAGTCGGTATGCGGTATAGATCAGGGTGCGGCTAGTGTAACGCTCGACCATCTCACGTGCCGCGCTGATCATCGCAGTGATGAGCGCATCATCATCGCTCAGGTCCACGCGCAGGTGGAGCTTCGCCTCAGCCAGTGTTACTGGCTCGGACGTGCCACGCGCGAGGATCTTGATATTCATCTCTTCTCCACGTTTTTACGACGCTTATTGTCTGCGATGTCTAAAGGTGGTGGAGCCGGTGCTGCTGGCTCCTGATAGGGCTCGGCGAGCCCAGCGCTTACGAGGCGCTGGGCGTCATCGCCGAGAATATCTAGGACTTCGCCGGGCATGTAGCTCACGAGAGTGCCTACGCAATGTATGAGTATTTTCACTCTCATGAGTCTACTCCACATTAGGATGCTGGCTGAGTGATACGGACGATGGCTGCGCTCTGAGCCACTTTGGAGTCAGAGCGGCGCACTGCCATAAAGCCGGTCTGATAGGCATCAGCATAGCGCTCGTTCATGCGGATGATTTCAATATCGCCCGCATCACGGATGTAAAACTTGCTGAAATCGCCGAACAGAACAGTTTTGGCATTGGCAGCGATTGAGCTGGCCATTGCGTTGTTGACGATGACTGGATAACCAAGGAGCCGCGGTGCGTTGCCGTTCAAGAGGTCCAAGAACAATGGCCTGCTCTGTGAGTCGGCCAACTGAAGGATGGTAGACCAGATCGACTGGTGCATCATCCATGCGCCATTCTGCTGGTATCCAAAATCGAGGGCATTGCGGCATGCCATGATATTGGCCAGCGTAATGGTGGTTGTGGTCGCGCCAGCAACGCCAGCCGATGAGCCGGTGACTACACCCTGAGGAGCAGTCGTGCCGTTACCAGTTGCGTGGTCGGTGGCTTCCTTGCGACCGAGACGCTCGCCGAGCAGGCCAGCAACTTCGGTAGCGAGATCCAAACCGGAGTCACGTAGGAGCTCATTGCTGAGCAGTACCAGCGACTCGGTGCGGTATGCGCCAAGGATGATCTGGCCAAATGTCATGTCGGTAGCGGATGGTGCAGTGTTTTCTGCGCCGATCGCTCCGGGGTTGCCCGAGTCGTCGATCGTGGGGAATGGCAGGCTGTTACCCGACTCGGTGCGGATGACGCGAGCAACATCACGAAGAGGGTTGAAGTATACAATTTTCTTTTCCAGCTCGGCAAGAAAGCCCTGCGGGATGGTGTAACCACCAGCAGTGGTGGTGGTCGAGTTTGCGCGAGTCAGCACGATGCGGTTGGAGCCCAGGTTGAGGCCTGAGCGCTGAGCTGCTGAGCGGTGCTCAGGGCGTGCATCGTTACCCAAGAACCAGCCGCAAAGAGCGGTTTCACGGTCCCGATTAGCGCGCTTGTCGTCGAGGTCGCGGGTGAACATTGGCACGCCCACTGGTGCTGGTCGTGTGCGGCGTGAGCTTGCGCTGAGCACATCGCTGAGACGTGCGCGAGCTGCCTGCTGCTGAGCTGCTGGATCTGCTGCTGGTGCTTCTGCTGGCATCTCTTCGCCAGAGACCTCCTCAGCCATTGCAGCCTCGATAGCCGCGATGCGTACATCGTGGTCTGCGATAAGAGCAACGATTTCATCTACTTTGGCAGTCTCTTCGGGCGTCCACTCACGGGTCGATGCCGACTCATGGTAGGTCTTGGCCTGCTCTACTAGACGTGCTCGCTCTGCGAGCAGGTCGCGACGTGATACGCTCATACAATCCTCCCTGCGCAGCCGAGCTGCGACATAAGTAATCTTCGGCCTCTCAAATGTACGCTCAGTCTTAATTGACTGGC